ACGGTAGCAACTGATAATAAATTATCATTTAGAGACGCAGCCATTTATATAGCTTCTAGTACTGATGGTCAATTAGACATAGTAGCAGACACAGAAATACAGATAGCTGCAACAACTATAGACATAAATGGTGCTATAAACGCTAGTGGCGAAATAATTGCAGCAAGTTTAGATATATCAGGTAATGCTGACATTGATGGTACATTAGAAGCAGATGCAATAACAGTAAATGGAACTGCTTTAAATACTGTAATAGCAGGTGTTACAGTTACAAATTCAACAAACGCTGCTCATGTTCTTATCACAGACAATGAAAGCACTAACGAAGAAAACCAGATTACTTTTATTGAAGGTGCTGGAGGAGGTACTGCTAACAGAGGTTTAGAAGCGGATGGTAATTTAACATATAATCCTAGTTCTGGTACAGTAACAGCTACAGTTTTTAAAGGTAACATTGATGCAGTAGACGGTGACTTTGATGGTACTTTAGAAGCAGACGCTATAACAGTAGGAGGTACTGCCTTAAATACTGTAATAGCAGGTGTTACAGTTACAAATTCAACAAACGCAGCCCACGTATTAATCACAGACAATGAAAGCACTAACGAACATAACCAAATTACATTCATTGAGGGTGCTGCAGGTGGTACTGCAAATAGGGGTTTAGAAGCTGACGGCCATTTAACTTACAACCCAAGCAAAGGTTTAGTAATAGCCCCAAACTTTTCTGCAAGTGGAGAAATACACGCAGCAGGAAACATAACAGCTTCTGGAACAGGTTCATTTGTAGGTGGTGTAGATTTATTAGATAATAATTACCTAAATATAGGTACAGGTGATGATTTAAGATTATACCATAATGCTACTGACACTTTTATTGACAATGAAACTGGTCATTTAAACATTAGAAATTTAGCTGATGATAAAGATATAATATTTGGATGTGATGATGGATCAGGGGGTGTTGAAACATATTTCTTTTTAGATGGTTCTGCTGGATCTGATAAACCAATAACTACATTCCCTGATAATTCTAAACTTAGATTTGGTAGTGGTGGTGATTTAGTTCTTCTTCACGATGCTACAGATTCTAAAATAACCAACAATGTTGGAGATTTAATTATAGATAGTGCTGCTAATGATAAAGACATCATCTTCAAAGGAACAGATGGTGGAGCTGATATTACAGCTTTAACCCTAGATATGTCAGCTGCTGGTAAAGCTACTTTTAATAATACAGTGGTTATTCCTAGTTTGCAATTCAAAATATCATCTACTACACACGGTAATTCAGGAGGAGGAGATGTAGTTTACTTTGGTAGTACAACGTCTATGACTGCAGGTCAAATATACTATTATAACGCAAGTGGAAATTGGGCATTAACCGACGCAGACGCTGTTGCTACAGCTGATGGTATGATAGGTGTTGCTTTAGGTGCTGCATCAGATACTAATGGTGTGATGCTTAGAGGTATGACAACTTTAGATCATGATCCAGGTACTGTTGGTGATCCTTTGTTTTTATCAACAACAGCTGGTAAAGCTACATCAACAGCACCCTCAGGTAATGGTGATATAGTAAGAGTAATTGGTTATTGTTTAGGTTCTATTAATGGTGAAATATATTTTAACCCATCTGGTACGTTTGTAGAAGTTACAGCATAATGAGTTACACAGACAAAACATTAACATTCGAATCAGACAAGATATACTACACAGACACATCTTTTGGAGGAGATTTTGAAGTTATGATGGATTGGGAAAATCCCTTAATGTCAGCTTCAGCAGCTTATGTATGTGAAAATGGAGGTGACATTTTAGAAATAGGATTTGGAATGGGAATATCAGCAGGTTATATGCATTCTCATTCAATTTCAACACACACCATAATAGAAAATCACCCCAACATAATACCCAAGGCTCAGGCGTGGGCTTTAAACAAATCTAATGTAAATATTATAACAGGTAGTTGGTATGATGTTAAAGATTCTTTATCAACTTATGATGGTATATTTTATGATACTTTTGGTGATGAAAACATGAAAAATTTTAGTTCATCTTTAAGTACTTTAACAAAATCAAACACTAAAGTAACTTGGTGGAATAATAACACTAATGAAACTAATATTTATAATATACCTAATGTAACTTATCAAGCTATAACTGTTAACCCACCAACAAACAGCTATTTTAATAGTACAACTTATTATTTACCTAAAAAATAATTTAAATGGCAACGTTAGCATCAAATAGAAAAGGATTTATAGTAGGAGCAAGTCAAACTTCTTATGGAGACGCACTTGCTTCAACTACTGGTGCAGCTACTGATAGTGCTACAGGTGATCAAAATGCCATTCAATATTTTAAAAACACGGGAAGAGGTGGGGGTACATTTAGATTTATAAGAACATTTATACATTTTGACACATCAGGTATATCAGGTGCTTCTAGTATTTCGCTTCAATTAACAGCTACTGCTGGTGATGCTAGTGATGGTCTTCACAATACAATAGCAATAAAACACTCTGCGGGTAGTAGTAATGGTAGTGCGCTTTCAAGTGGTGATTTTGATAATATAGATAGATCTACAACATACTCTAATTCAACAGCTTTTGGATCAAGTGGAACAATTACATTTAATTTAAATGCAGCAGCTGCTACTCAAATTAATAATAATAATGATTTTAACGTAGCATTAGTTTTAGCTCTTGACCAAGCCCAAGAAGAAGAAGACCCTCTAGAAACAAGTGGTGATATAACTAATGGTATAGCTTTTAGTAGTGCTATAAATTTAGTATACACAGCAGCTGCTACAGGATATACACATAAAGTAAATACAGTAGCAGCAGCTAATATAGGTAAAGTAAATACAGTAGCAACAGCAAACATAGGCAAAATAAATACAGTAGATTAACGGTTTTTACTTTTTACATATATGTATATCCGATTAAAGTATTAATTAATTAAATAAATAAGTTATGGCAAAAAAGAAAACAAAAATACCAACACCTCACGAAATTGCAAGTTCACCAACTATTATCCCATCACAGGATATAGATAAAATTAAAAAATTACAAGAGGACTTAACTAGTATAGGTACACAATTTGGTCAAATAAAAATAGCTAAAATGAAATTAGAAGATCAAGAAATTGTTTTAAAAAAACAATTAGATCTTTTAACAAAAGAAGAAAGTAATATAGCCAAAGCTTTCACAGACAAATATGGAAGAGGAAGCCTTGATGTAGAAACTGGAGAATTTACTCCTACAGAATAGTTTTACAAAACCCATTTATATTTATTAATGATTAATTTTTATACTTAATCATTTATCTTAGTTTGGTTTGTGGTTCCTTTTCATATTTATATAGGAACAACCAACCAGACATAACATTATAAAATAATATAAAATGGCAGAACAAATTATTTCACCAGGGGTATTTACAAGAGAAAACGATCAAACATTTTTACCTCAAGGAGTTGGCGCAATAGGCGCAGCAATTGTAGGACCAACAGTAAAAGGACCAGCATTTGTACCAACAGTAGTAAGAAGCTTCGCAGAATATGAAAGAAGATTCGGAGGATTAAGCTCAGAAACATTTATACCACAAACAGTAAGAGAATATTTAAAAAATGCAGGATCAGTTACTGTAACAAGAGTATTAGCAGGTGGAGGTTACACTTATGCAACAGCTACAAATCCATTTGTAGCAGTAGCAGTTTCAGCTTCTTCAGCACCTTCAGCATCATCAAATAGAAACGTATTATTGGGAGTTATTTTCCCATCTAAAGCAACTTCAAAACCAGGTTTAGAATCATCTACAATGGTAGGACCTAGTGGTTCATTTGGTCGTGTAGATGAAAGTTTTAGTTTAACATTAGCTGGTACTAACGTTACTTCAACACAACTTTCTGCTTCACTTAATCCATCTAGTAAAGAATATTTATTTAAACAATTAGGTGACAATCCTAATAATAGTAAAAAATCAACTACTACATACGGTGGAACAGATACATTACCTGGGTACACTTATAATAATTGGAAAACATTTACTTCAAACATGTTAGGTTCAACTACTAAAGAAGTAACAACAATAACATTCCCTTCATCTATACCAACAGGAAGTATAATACCTCCAGGTGGAGCTGATGTAAGATCAAACGCATATTCAGGAAGTTTATCTGCAAGTATAGTTTTAACAAATGGTGATGGTGAACAATTTACTTTTATATTCGCATCTAGTTCAATGGGAGCCGCAGTTCCAGCTACATTAACAGGATCAGCCATATTTTTAGATTATGGTATTACTGGTTCTAACATGGCAGATTACATGACATCAGTTACAGGTGCAGGAGCAGGTACAACTAGACATAATGAAATAAGTGGAACTCAATTATCTAATTTAGTTTCTCTTGCATTAATAGCAGGAACTAAAGGATTTACTATAACTTCAGCTTCTAATGTAATTTCTATTGCAAACACAGAAGCAGGAGCCTCTTTTAATATTGAAGTAAAAGACTTAACAAATACAGCTTCTTTATCAACAACAACAGAAGGAGTAGATGTAGACGGATATAAAGGAGTTAATGCAAATAGAGATATAATTTTCTTATCTCAATCAGCTGATTTAGCATTTAATGGATTATCAGGAACAGTTGAAAAATATTCATATGCTACTACACCTTTTATTACTTCACAATTTTTAGATACACAAAAATCAACAAAAGAATTATTTAGATTCCATACATTAGCTCATGGTACTTCATGTAATTCAGATTATAAAGTCTCAATTGCTAATTTAAAAGAACCAGGAGATATAGATAATGTAGAACAATATTCACAATTTTCTGTAATAATAAGAAAATACAATGATGATGATAAAAATCCATCAATTGTAGAACAATTTAATAATGTTACTTTAGATCCAACTTCTCCTAAATATATTTCAAGAATAATTGGAGATAGATATCCACAATATAATGATACTTTAGGTAAAGTTGAATTATTAGGAAATTATCCAAATATTTCAGAACATGTTAGAGTAGAAGTAAATGACTTAGTAACAGCTAAAGCTTACTCACCTAAATTATCACCTAAAGGATTTAAAGCAGTATTAGATCCAATTAATACAGCTTCATTAAATGTTGATTGTATAATACCTTCTGCATCTTATGAAGGATCACAAGTAATAGGAGGAAATTATAGTAATAGAGCATATTTAGGATGGAAATTTACAGATAAAGCATTTGATAATTATAACTGGATAAAACCATTACCAGATAACGCATTATCAAATATATCAGGAGAATTTAACGTAGAAAATTATCATGGTCATCCAAGTTCAAGTATATGGTCAGGATCATTAAGTGCTTCACTTTCATCAACAGCAATAGAAAATTCACAACTTAAATTTTCAGTTTGTTTCCAAGGAGGAACAGATGGTATTAGACCAGATATAGTAAGAATAGCAGGAAATGAAGACCCAGCAAATTTTGTAACAGGATACACAACAGGAGATAATTTATATGGTTTTGATGTAAACGACACAGCAGCTGCTGGTTATAAAGGATACACAAAAGCTTTAAATATTTTATCTAACCAAGATGAATATGACATTAATATGTTAGCTATGCCAGGAGTAAATTATGCAACACATCCTTTAATAGCAAACGCAGGTATTGATATGTGTGAAGACAGAGGAGATGCATTCTTTATAATGGATTTAAACACAGTAGACGCTTCAGTAAACACAGCAATAACAAATGTAAGTGGATTAGACACTAATTACGCAGCAGTATATTATCCTTGGATTAAAGTACTTGACTCATCTACAAATGTACCAGTAATGGTTCCACCTTCAGTAGTAGTACCAGGAGCAATTGCTCAATCAGACAGACTTCAAGCTGAATGGTTTGCACCAGCAGGTTTAAATAGAGGTATATTAGGAAATGTATTAGAAGCTAAAATAAGATTAAACCAATCTGAAAGAGATAAATTATATGATGCTAAAATTAATCCAATTGCAACATTCCCACAAACAGGAGTTTGTATATGGGGTCAGAAAACATTACAAGAAAGATCAACAGCTTTAGACAGAATTAATGTTAGAAGATTATTAATTACACTTAAGAAATTTATTGGAAGTTCTTCTAAATATCTAGTATTTGAACAAAATACAGACGAAACAAGAATAAGATTCTTAAATATAGTAAATCCATATTTAGAATCAGTACAACAAAAACAAGGATTATTTGCCTTTAGAGTACAAATGGATGAATCCAACAATACTCCAGATGTAATTGATAGAAACCAGTTAGTAGGTGCAATTTATTTACAACCAACTAAAACAGCTGAATTCATAGTACTTGACTTTAATGTATTACCAACAGGAGCAACATTCCCTGCATAAAAAGTTAAAAAATAATATATTTATAATAGAACAATTAAAAAAATAAAAGATGGCAATAAAATCAACTAACGATATGATGTTCACAGCATTTGAACCTAAATTACAAAATAGGTTTCTAATGAAAATTGACGGAATACCTTCATATCTTATAAAGAAAATTTCAAGACCAAGTATTTCTTTTGGAGAAGTAGTTCTTGATCACATTAATGTGAAAAGAAAAATCAAAGGTAAAGCTAATTGGGACAATATTACATGTGAACTTTATGATCCAGTAACACCATCAGGTGCTCAAGCAGTAATGGAATGGGTTAGATTATCACATGAATCAGTTACAGGTAGAGATGGTTACAGTGATTTTTATAAGAAAACTATTCATATTCACACATTAGGACCAGTAGGTGATGTTGTTGAAGAATGGATTTTAAAAGGTGCTTATTGTCAAAATGCTAATTTTGGTGATATGGATTGGACATCAGACACACCAGCAAACATTTCAATGACTATTGTAATGGATTACGCTATACTAAATTACTAAAAGTTAATTTATATAAAAGAAAAGCGCCTATTTTGGCGCTTTTTTGTTTCTTTATATATGTATATCTGAACTAGTTTTAATAAATAAATAACGTTATGGAAGAAAAAACAAACCAATTTCCCACAGAGGAAGTTACCCTACCTTCAAAAGGCTTATTATATTCAAAAGATTCACCCTTAAGTACAGGAGTCCTTGAAATGAAATATATGACTGCTCGTGAAGAAGACATATTAACTAACCAAAATCTAATAGAAAATGGCACAGTAATTGATAAATTATTACAATCACTTATTGTAACACCAATAGATTATAATGATCTATTATTAGGAGATAAAAATGCTGTGTTAATTGCAGCACGTATTTTAGGATATGGTAAAGATTATACATTTAATTTTAATGGAGAAGAAAAAACAATAGATCTTACAGAAGTAAAAGATTTAAATTTAGATGAATCATTAATTAAAGAAGGTAAAAATGAATTTGAATTTCAATTACCAACATCAAAAGTATTAGTTACATTTAAGCTTTTAACTCATGGTGATGAACAAAAAATTGATAAAGAAATAAAAGGTCTTAAAAGACTTAATAAAAATATTTCTTATGATTTATCTACTAGAATGAAATACATAATTACATCTGTTGATAGAGACACAGATACAAAAGTAATTCGTGAATTTGTAGATAACCAATTATTAGCAAGAGATTCTAGAGAATTAAGAAATTACATTAGTAAAATTCAACCAAATGTTGATTTAACTTTTGAATATGAGAGTAGAAACGGGGATCTCAAAACATCATCAATACCTGTTGGCCTTAACTTTTTTTGGCCTGACGCCCAACTATAGGAATATCCTATTTTCCCAAGTGCATGACTTAGTGTTCCATGGCGGCGGTGGATTTAAACACTCTGAAGTATACAACATGCCTACTTGGATGAGGCTTTTTCATATTCAAAAAATAAGTGAATTTAACAAAAAACAAAATGAAGAAGCAGAAAAAGCCTATAAGAAGCCAACCACTTCTAAAAAAACATTGGGTCCCAATGTAAACCCATCCTCAACTTACAATTTTTAATCAAAGACATCATACGATGTCTTTGTTTTTTTCATATTTATACTCGAATAACTTAACCAAAACATGGAAGAAAACAAATATTCAAAAGAAGATTTAGACAATCAGAAAAAAGTTGAACAATCTGAAATGTCTATTAAGGCAATCTTACAAGACCAATTAAGAGCTCTTAAAGAAATGGTGGGTACAAAAACTGAATCTGTTGATCTTTCTAAAGAAGTTCTTAGTCTCCATAGAGAAACAAATCAATTTATAGGTGAAAATTTTGATAAAACTAAAGAAATTGTAAGAGGAAAAGATGCTATAAATGCAAGTATTAAAAAAACTACATCATTAGAAAAAGAAGTAAGAGCCGAAGTAGAACGTTTAAATGTTTTAGCCATGGAAGGTGATGAATTAGCTAAAGCAGAAGCAGAAAATTTAGCTCAAAAATTAGGAACTTTAAAAGGAATACAAGCTGGATTAGACAATGAGTCAAAAACTAGAGATAAAATTAATAAAAAAATGGGAATATTTGATAATATTCTTAAAGGTATTAAAGACATACCCTTTATTGGTGAATTAGGATTAGGAGAGGATTTATTAGAAAACATGCAATTAGCTGCTCAAAATGGAAAATCTACTATAGGAGCAGCTTTTTCCACAATTGGATCCGCAGCTAGAGAAGCTATAGGACCAGCATTTTTTACGGGTGTTATCGTGGCCGCTTTTCAAGCTAGTAATTCAGTTAGAGATATAGGAAGAAATTTAGCACTTAGTAGTAAAGAAGCTAAAAATTTTAGAAATGAATTAGCATTAACATCAGCTGGTTCTGAGGATATATTAGTTACTACACAAGGATTAATAGAAGCTAATCAAACTTTAAATGAAGTTAGAGGAACGGGAGTTAAATTTACTAAAGAACAACTTTTAGATACAAACAGATTACTTAAAGCAGAAGTACTAACAGTAGCAGCAGCAGGAGAATTATCTAAAATAGCTAACGTAACAGGTCAAGGTATAAGAGAAGCTTACTTAAACCAAATAGATGGAGTATTAGCAGCAGAACAAGAATCTGGAGTAAGATTAGACATTAAAGGAACATTAGAAGCTACAAATAAAATATCTGGTCAAATTAGAGCACAATTAGGAGCTAATCCTGCATTGATAGCTGAATCAGTAGCTCAAGCTAAAGCTCTAGGAATGGAATTAGAGGAGGTAGCATCAGCGGGAAAAGCACTATTAGATTTTGAATCATCCATAAGTAATGAATTAGAAGCAGAATTATTAATAGGTAAACAACTTAATTTAGAAAGAGCAAGAGCAGCAGCATTGACAGGTGATTTTGAAACTTTAACTAGAGAAATAAATGCAAATGTAGGTGATTTTTATGAATTTAGTAAATTAAATGTTTTACAACAAGATGCTTTAGCTAAATCTGTAGGAATGAGTACAGATCAGTTATCTGAACAATTACTTAAAAAAGCAGATTTAAATAAATTAGCACAAGAAGCAAGAGCAGATGGTAGAGACGATATAGCTGCTAATTTAGAACAATTATCTGCACAAGATAATTTTAATGCTAGTGTAACAAAACTTAAAGGAGTATTTACAGATATAGCTTCTATCCTTACCCCTATAATTGATGGAGTTGCATCTTTAGCTGCATTTTTATCTGAATCAACTTTAGCAGCTGCAGCTTTAGGAGGAATAATGGCAGTATTAGCTGTAAATTCTATAGTTGGTGCTATAGGTTCTATATATAGAACTTTTGCAGGAATACCTTATGGTCTTGGATTATTACTAGCTAGTGGAGTTACTGGGGCTTTATTAGCTACTGTACAAAAAGCTAAAAGTGTACAATTAGCAGAAGGAGGTATAGTAGAACCATCACCTGGTGGTACTTTAGCAACCATAGGAGAAGGTGGAGAAGCAGAAATGGTTGTTCCTTTAAGTAAAGCTAGTGAAATGGGATTTGGAGGAATAAATAAAGAGACTATGATAGAAGCTCTATTAGAAGCTGAAAAAAGAAAATTCAGAGTACCATTTACAAATCAAATATTAATAAGAGAAAAAGATTCAAATTATGCTGATGCAAACCCTATAAATAATCAGGGAAATAGTTATGAAGTAAAATATGAAACAAGTTTCAGCTAATTTATATGTATAATAAATAATAAAATAAAAAATTATGAGTTTAAAAAATAAAGCATCATTATATGATAGACATCAAAGAGGCACATTAGGACGTACAGTAGAAAGACCTGATGGTGAAGGACCAAATCCAGCTAATGGAAATTTCTTTACAGAAGAAGGACTTAGTGATTCTCCTTTTGATTCTGTAAGAGGACCTAAAAATGACCAACTAGTTAAATTACTAGATAAAGAAACATTATCAAGTAATTCACATACAGGAGTATATCAACCTGGTGAACTTGATTTAGATGGAAATAAGGGCCCTATTTTTGGTGATGAAAATGGTCAAGGATTACAATTCCCTGGACCAATAGATTTACATGAACACTTACTAACAAATTCATACACTAAAAATGGAGTAACAGTAGGACCATCTCCAGGACCCTCAGGATTTTCTGATTTCCAAGATTTAGATGGAGGATTTGGAAATGTAATTACTACTGGTAGAAATAGTAAAAATTTCGGTGGACCATATGTAAATGGCACAGGACCTACAGACGGTCACTACTAAAAAATAAATTTAATTAATGGGGTTAAAAGATTTAAAATCAAATTTAGCGGGAGGAAACTTAGACCTTAGAGGAGCAAACCCTATAGATTGGCCTTCTACAGAAGAAACACCTCTTATGAAAGGTCCCTTATTTAACCTCACAGGAGAAGCCCCTCCTATCATAGATACTGTTACAGGTGGTCTTATAAGAGGGGGAGCAGTAACCCATGCAGAAAGAAATATTACAGATGTTTCAAGAATTTCTAAATTTTTAATTACCCCTAAAGGAATATCTTTTCTAGCAAAACAAGTAGGATTACAATTATCAAATCCTAGAATGGATAAACCTATGGCAGGTTTTATTGCATCATCAGATGCTAATCAAAGAACATATAATGCGGGAGTAAACACTTTAGCTTCAATAGGAACAGCGGGAACAGGAATATATTTTAAAAGAGAAGGTCTTATACCAGGAACAAATGAAGGATATATAAACGCAACAGGTGGTTTTTTAGGAACTAACTTATTTGCAGATGATGAAGACAAAGATAGACCAAAAAATCAAAAAAGAAATAAACAAACAAATAGATTACTTTATTTATTCCAAGACAAAATAGAGGATAGAACAGGTAGCAGTGGGGATTTAAAAACTGGAGAAGAATTATATTCTTATCTTGGTGGTCCTAAATCTCTTTATGGAATTGGTAATACTACAATAAGAAGATACACAAACACAGGAGGAGCTATTCAATATAGAAACCATGAATTAAATGGTAGAACAACCGTACAAAACTTTTTAAGAACTTTAGACAAACCTGGTTTTAATTATGCTAAAAGAACAAAAGATCAAAATAGAACCTTTAATAGAGAATCAAGATTAGGTTTAGGTAATCCAGGAGCCGTATATGGTGTTAATGGAGAAAGAGATGTTAAAATAACTCAAAAAAATAAAGATGGTACTTTAGATTATAATGTTTACTTTGAAGATAAAGTAGATAAATTAAACATGATGGATATCGTTAATATTAAGGACGGTGATTTTAGAGGTGATGGTTTTAGAGATTTAATTCGTTTTAGATTTGAAGCTGTCAAACAAGCATCTCCTACCCAAGCAGAAGCAATGGTATTTAGAGCATTTTTAGATGATTTTAGTGATAGTTATTCTGCTAACCATAATGAAATTAAATATAATGGTAGAGCAGAAAATTTTTACACATACAATTCATTTAACCGTGACATAAGTTTAAGTTTTAAAATAGCAGCTCAATCTCGTCATGAAATGATGCCTTTATATAGAAAACTAAATTTTTTAGCATCAAACACAGCCCCTGAATATAATAAAAATTCAGGTAGAATAATGACTCCTTACATACGATTAACAGTAGGTAGTTATTTAAATAGGGTTCCAGGAGTATTAAAATCAATTGGGATAACATGGCAAAAAGATTATCCTTGGGAAATTGCAATAGATAGTCCTGAAAAAGGAATGGATTCTCATATGTTAGTACTACCTCATGTTTTAGATGTTAGTGTTAACTTCCAACCAATTCATAACTTCTTACCACAAAAATCAGTATCAGAATCACCATTTATATTACCTCATTACGATCAAAGAGATGGAAAATTAAAACAAGAACAAAGATGGTTATCAAATGGATCTGCTATAGATAGGGACAGAGCAAGTGGGTTAGGTGTAAAAAAACTTAGAGGAGAATCATTTCCTATTCAAGGTGCATCTTTAAATCCAGATACTACTAATTTAAATCAACCATTTAGTACTTTTGATCCTTTAGGATTTGATAAAATTAAATATAATCCAAATAATCCAAATAATCCTAATAATATAGGAGCAAATGATTTACCAACAGATTTAGGAGTTTAATATAATAATATGCCATACAGAACAGAAAACATAAAACAAAAACTTACTCCAAATAGAAAAAGATATTATAAAAACATAAAATATCCACTAATATCTCTTTCTTTTGATGACATTTATGTTATTACTACTTCAGGAGACAGATTAGATAATTTAGCACATCAATTTTATGCAGATGTGGATTTATGGTGGGTTATTACTACAGCTAATCCAGGTGTTATAAGACGAGATAGTTTTAATTTAAAACCTGGTATAGAAATTAGAATCCCTCAAGATATAGAAAGTATATTAGAGGATTTTGAAAAATTAAATGAATAAGTTATGTCAATATTCCAAGAAAGTTTTCAGTCATATGTAGATCTTCAATTAAAAATTAGAGAAGCCATATTAAAACATGGTAATACTAATAATAGATTTGGAAGTGCAAATCATCTTCATAGTACTATTGTAAAAGATAAAACATCATCTACTGGTACAGCTGTAAATACTAATAATATAAGAATATCTAATGGTGCTTTTTATACTAACACTGTAGAACGTCAATGTACTATTAGATTATCTTCAGGGGTAGACATTAAAAATTCTTCTGACACAGCTAAAAATTGGATTTTAGAAGCAGGAATTCCACACGGAAAAGATTCAAATAAACCAAGAGAAGGATTCATACATGGTAATCGAAAAGGAAACGCATATGGAGATCCTACTATATTAGCAGATGCAGATGATGGTTTTGGTATAGTACCAATGCCTGGTATTGTGGATGCTAACATAAGAACTAAATCAGCCTATGGTTCACTTAGAGAAGCTCAAGTAAATTTTGTTTGTCATAATAGACGTCAACTTGAAGTTTTAGAAAGGTTATATATGAGACCAGGATTTATGTTATTATTAGAATGGCAATGGACTCCCTACATTAATAATAATGGAAAAATTGAAAAACAAAGAAAAACATTAAGTAGTAAAAATGGAATATTTTGGGATGACACATCAACGTTTGATCAAATGCAAAAACAAATCCATGCATATAAAGAACTTACAGGTGGTAATTATGATGGTTTTTTAGGACTTTGTAAAAACTTCTCTTTTAAAGCAACCACTAATGGGGGATATGAATGTACTACTGAAATAATATCAACAGGAGAAATATTAGATGGTTTAAAAGGAAAAAGAAGTGGATTTAAAATAAAAAATGAACTTGATAATGAATTAAGAGAATTAGACGATTTTGAATTTTATTTAGAAGCTATAAAGGAATATGGTACTGAAGGATTTACTAGAGATGAACTAACTGGAGAAAAAAAAGCTAAAACCGAAACACAAGTAGCATTATTTGAAGCTTTTCAAGAATTAGCATCATCTATTGATTCTAATAGAACACGGCTTTTTGAAGCAACAAATGATGAGGAATTATCCGGGATGAATGTATACTATAAATTACAAAGAAAAGAAGAATTAAGAAGGGAGCAAGATATCCCTCAGTTAATACCAGATAAAAACTATGGTAGTGAACTCAAAATACTTAGTAAGGCATATTCAGCTACTACACAGGGTGAGGTTAATAGACAAAAGAAGTTTAACAATGAATTAGACGAAATAAATGACATTTTAGATGTATTCATTATATCAAAGGGAGAAGATATAACTATAAATGATAATAGTGGAGTAGCTCCAAATGAAGCAAAAAATATAAACCCCGCAAGAATTCCCTCAAGTCTTGGAGATTATGGTTCACCTAAAACATATGTTAGATGGGATTTTTTAGCACATATTATGAATAGTTTTGTTTTAGAAGAATATAAAGAAAAAGAACCAGTAGCAGAAATAACTTGGTCTAGAGAAATAGAAGATGGTATATATGATTATCTTAATTATACTACTAATAAAGTAGAAAGTGATCCTATTATTAAAAAACAAACTGAAAATGAAATATCTGAAAGTGATGAGTCTAATACTCTAGATAAAGTTCCTGATTTTCCCTTAAATAATATATTGGGTATATCTTTAGATCCTAGTAAATGTTTATTTCCTCATCAATTAAATCAATTTTTTGGATCAAATGATTTAAAAAATACCTCAATTAAGACTTTATCTAAAGGAAATGTAGCATTAGCTACTGATTATAGTATTGGGCTTATATTTTTTAGTGTAGAATATTTATTAAAATTATATGCTAATGAAAGATATAATGAAGATGGTTCTCTTAATAAAAATTTTAAAATATTAAACTTTATAAAAAAATTATGGGAAGAAGATACAAATAATGCCTGTGCTAATTCACATACTTTTCTTGTACATCAAGACAAAGAAAATACATCACATGTAAGAGTAATTGATTTAGCATATCAAGGAAATCAAGGTTTACAACCAGATGATCTTTATCAGTTTAATATTCAAGACAATAAAACTATAGTTAGAGATTTTAATTTTAATTCTACAATTCCTAGTGCTTTAGCATCTACAATGGCTATAGTAGCTCAAGATCCTAGGTCTATAGGAGATGTAGAAAGTGTAACAGTTGATAGTCTTAATAAGGGTCTTACTAGTAGATTTTCAGATTTTAATAATGTTTATAATTATGATGAAAAAAGACGTGATGAAAGAGTTGATAAAGAAAGAAAACTAAGAAAAGACGCACAAAGATTATACGCTCATAATTTAGAAACATTAACAGGAATATATAATGAAGAAAATAGTCCTAATACATTATCTGTGTCTGCTGCAAATAAATTATATCAATCAGTAGTAGATGCAGTAGATTTTTTACAATCTAGATATCCATTAACAAATACCGCTAATGTTTCAGATTTTAAAATAGATGGTAAATTATTAGGGGGAGCATTAAGAAAAAAAATAAAAACCCCAAAATCAGCAATAATTCCCTTAAAATTTACATGTTTATTAGATGGTATAGGAGGTATAATAATAGGTAATGTATTTAGAATAAACAAAAACAGACTTCCTCTTGGATATCAAGGAAAAGATATAGCTTTTATAGTACATGGTGAAAACCAAACTATAACATCAGGGCAAGATTGGACAACAGAAATATCAGGTCAGTTAATTTTATTAGATGTAGAAACTGAAAAAGACGCAGAACCAGGAATTATAATGTCTCCAGGAGATCCTGACAAATTATATGGTGAAGAACCAAAAGTATCACCAACCCCTAATGCAGATAAATTAAGAGAAGCATTACAAAGATTTGGATCATATTTTACAGAAAAAGACAACGAAATATCAAATGCAGGAGATATTTCAGAAGAAATAGCAGCTATAACAGTAAGTATTTTAGCAGAAATATATTTAATAGGAGGACAAAATGGGTTTTTACAACAAATTGAAATTACAGGAGGTAATGATCAAGCACATGCTTCTAATACTCAAAGTAGACATGCTAAAGGAAATGCAATCGATTTAGTATTAACACCAAGATCAAGTTATAAAATTACTAGTAATAATGGTAGATTTAGTACTAAAGAAAACACGTTTGATAATGATGCCCAATTTGAAATTACTAGAGTTGAAAGTATAATACAAGGATTTGTAGGATCACCTTCTGCAGGTGAAGATATTAGATATTTAAATGAATATAATTATCCAACCCGACATGCAAATGGAGTTCATTTTCATGTGTCTTATCAAAAAGGGGGGTCAGAAGGGGGACCAACAGGTTTTGAAAGAAGACAAAATAAAACAGGATTTGGTTTAACTGGATCAATAGATAATTTAACTTTATCACAACAAAGGTACAATGATTTTTCAAATTCAACTTTACCAACACCACTTCCTCTTTATGATGATTATGGATATATACCTTTAGAAAAATCTAAATTTTACAGAACAAATGGTAAATATGAAATTGATTATAATTGGTATCAAGAAATGCTAAATAACCCTAATTGGCCTAATCCTAATTCTAATAATAGTCCAAATGGAAATGGTCAAATACCTTTACAAGTAGAAGAAACTTATTAAAATGACATACATACCTAAATCAAAAATAATTGTAAAAACTGCTCAATATAGTTATCTTGAAGAAAATTTTTATAGTAATTTATCCCCCAATAAACCTTACACTGGTCCCTACATGGAAACAAGTGAGGGTAGATATTTTATAGGAACTGATTTTAGAACTAAAGGAGCTGAATTATTTAAAAAATCAGAAACATCAGTTAATTTTGGAACAGGAGAAGATTTTAATACTTATTTAAACATAAAACCATCTCCTTATAAATTTTTAGATAAAACAAAACCAATTCCAGCAACTAAAAAAATACCTACAGAAAAAGATTATGAAAGAGGATATTATAAAAGATATTTTTCCTCAAGGGTAAACCAACAATTTGGTTATAAAGAAATTAGTTTTAAAACTTATAATTCTATTGACCAACAACAAGGAGAATATGATCACCATTTACATGATGTAGGACTAATTAATTGGGCTATAAAAGGAAATGTTTATAAAATAAACCAATTAACTTTAATAGAAAAACAAAAATCATTCCCTAACATAAGTCATTTATTTCCTATTTTAAATGAATTTCAACGTCCTGATTTACAAGTACAAACAGATTTAACAACAGAAGGAGAAGAATTATATTATGCTGATGGTACTGAATACATTGGTTCTTATCATATTCACCCAACAGAAGGACCTATGGAAGGGGCTAAACACATATTAACATCACATTCTAAATTATATTATTCTGATAATTTACCTATTCCCGCAAGAGATACTTCTGTAGATGAAGAATATAAACAATATTTAGAAGAAGAAAAGAAAAAAGCTAATAGAATTAGAAAAAATAATATAATTAATAGACCAACAGCCACTAGAGATCAAACAAGAACTACTCCTAGTAGAACAAACACACCACCTCCCACAACTACACCTAGTAGAGGAAGCACATCATCTCCTGTAGGAGGAAGTGGTTATTAGATAAAATTTTATTACACTGATGAGGTATGTTCTATCTTATCGAAACAAAAAATCAATTAAACCAACTAGAATTAAAGTTATCTTCTAGTCTATCACGTTATCTTGAATTTATCCAAGGCAATGATAACACACATCCTGCGTTAGCAGAAATTATAGCTGTGTATCTTGATGTTGACGGTGAGGATTTTATTATACCTTTAAGTCATTTAGAATGTATAAACCAAGACAGAGATCTTGTATTTAGTTTATTGGAAAGATATGATTTTTGTGTTTTAGATAAGAAAAGCAGCTTACACGCGGCCCCACAACTATCTTATACGGATATACAACATTCAATACCTTTATTAGACCAACATACAACCAATGCACACCAATGGTATTACCGAAAATTCCCACATACTAAGGTGAATAAAATGATACCTGTTGGAAAACACCTAGAGCGTTGTAAATTAAAAACACACAGTATATTCCAAGAGTATCACGGGGAAACTAATAAATACTTTAACAAAATATTGTTACCTGTATTGTATGAGTTAGAAAAGAACGCATTAAAATTCAATGATAAGTTTGACGAGTATTTCAAACCAAAGTGTAAAAAATTCTCCATAAAAGAAAATCATATATACGGATGGTATAATCCATACACCACAACCGGAAGACCTGTAAATAACTTTAATGGAATAAATTTTGTGGGTCTAAAACACGACAATGGCGAAAGAGACACATTTGAACCAGACAATGACTTTTTTGTGGAAATGGATTATGATGGCTATCATCCCCGCCTAATAGGCGATATAGTCGACTATCAATTTGAAGGCAACGTACACAACACACTTGCGGAAATTTACTTTAAATCCAAGAAAATAACACCAGCGCAATATAAGGAAAGTAAAA